GGTTCCCCAGATAAATACACTATCTGGGGAACATTATGGCAATTCAACAATCAGCAACATTAGATCAAATAAAAGAAGAATTATTTAGAAATCTTCGCCTACGTATGGGTGAAGGTATTGTCGATGTAGAATTAGATCCTGAGCATTACGAAGCCGCATACAAGTATGCTGTTCAAGTTTATCGCCAAAGGGCGCAAAATGCAACGGAAGAAGCCTACACATTGATGACATTACATGCACATCAAACAGACTATACACTACCCAGAGAGTTTATCAATGTACGACAAGTGTTTCGTAGAACAATTGGTCTAGAAACTGGACCAGCCGCTAGTTCATTTGATCCATTCTCTAGTGCTATCCTTAACACTTATCTATTGAACTATAACTACGCAGGTGGTTTAGCAACTTATGATATGTACGCCGGATATATTGAATTAGCCGCACGTATGTTTGGTGGATATGTTATCTACACTTTCAATAATGTAACTAAAGAAATTAAACTAGTTCGCAACGTCAAGGGTGACGGCGAGCAGATATTAATTTGGGCTGACATTCAGAAGCCAGAATCAACACTACTACAGGATCCGGGCGCTGGCGTATGGATCGGTGATTGGACACTAAGTCAATTGAAGTTAACATTGGGTGAAGCACGTGAAAAATTTGGTTCTATTGCGGGACCTAGCGGTGGTACAACGTTAAACGGTACAGCACTAAAAGCTGAAGGTGCTAAGATGCAAGAAACGTTATTGGAAGACTTAAAGCGTTATGTAGATTATAGTCAACCACTAACTTGGATACAAGGTTAACCTAAATATTGACTTTTGACACACTCCTGTAGTATACTATGTGCTACAGGAGTTTTTCTTTATGATTATAGGTGTTACAGGTTTCATTGGTAGCGGCAAAGATACTGTCGCAAATTATCTCACAACATTTCACGGTTTTAAGAAGTTAAGTTTTGCAGGTTCATTAAAAGATGCGGTATCTAGTGTCTTTGGCTGGGATCGAGAAATGCTAGAAGGTACTACTAAGTCTAGCCGTGAGTGGCGTGAGAATGTAGATACTTGGTGGGCAGAACGTTTAAATATCCCTCATCTCACCCCACGATGGGTGTTGCAATACTGGGGAACAGAAGTATGTCGAAATGGCTTTCATAATGATATTTGGGTTGCAAGTGTTCAAAACAAGCTAAGACAAGCAAAAGATGATATTGTAATAACCGACTGCCGTTTTGCAAATGAAGTATTAGCTATTAAAGAAGTTGGCGGAATAACTACTAGGGTTGAACGAGGACCTAGACCAGAGTGGTATGATGCCGCTATAGCTTTCAACAAAGGTAGTGATAAGTCTGAGTGGGTTGCTGGAAAAATGATATTAGACAACCTAAATATACATGCAAGTGAGTATTCTAGTGTTGGATTAGATTATGACCACTGGTTAGATAACAATCAGACTATCGATGACTTACACAATCAGGTTGAGAAGTTAATCAACCTCTAAATCGCCCCTTCGCCAAGTAACTTCTTTCTTCTTTACTACCTCTACACAGTTTAAACAAATTGTTCTAAGGTTAGTAAAGTCAGTGTTTTCTAATTTACCATCTATGTGAAATACTGTTGTTTGCGTAGGGAAGATACTCTTAAACCCACATAAATCGCATGTGGGTTTTTTCTTATAGCCCGCAGTTTTCCATGTGGGTGTTCTTGCTGACAGTTTATTTTTCTTTCTACCACACTCATCGCACATCTTTCTATAGTGTGTTATCCCTACACGGATATAGTTTATAGCGCATGTGTTCTTGTTACAGGTATTACATATAGGTCTCATACTCTATTTAGCTCAAAACCACCTTCGAAGGTACGGTTATTGGGGCTTTTTATGGCATTACTACTAAATATAAACAGATAAGGTAATCCTTACATCAAGTATAACATAAAGGAAATTTAACATGGCACTAGTATCACCTGGCGTAGAAGTAACAGTTATTGACCAAAGTCAATATTTACCATCTGCCTCAAGCTCAGTACCGTTGATTGTTTTAGCTACTGCACAAAGTAAAGCAAATGCAGCCGGTACAGCAATCGCCGCGGCGACAACAAAATCAACAGCTAGCAAGTTGTATCAAGTAACAAGTCAACGTGACTTGGTTACATTATATGGAAATCCATTCTTCTACAAGACAACTAACGGTACACCAATTCACGGATATGAATTGAACGAATACGGTTTATTGGCTGCATACTCATTATTAGCTTCAACTAATCGTGCTTATATCTTACGTGCAGACATTGATTTAGCTGACTTTGTTGGTTCAATCTCTCGTCCTTCTGGCGAGCCAGACAATGGTACATATTGGTTAGACACTACTAATACAGCATGGGGCATTTTTGAATTCAATGCATCAACCGGTGAATTTACTAACAAAGAACCTCATGTATTAAATGATGCAACATATGTATCTGGTGGAAAACCAAAAGATATTCTTGGTAATATTGGTGATTACGCAGTACTTGCATATGCACAAGATTTAATGGAATCTACTTATTTCTTCAAAACACGTTATAACACATGGGTTGAGGTTGGTGGTAGAGATTGGCAAGCAGCCATACCTGCTGTAACAGGTACTGCATCTAATCCAACATTAAATGCAGGTGATACATTTACTATTACATTACCTAGTGAGGGCACAATTACAATTGCAGTTCCCGCTTCTCCTAACAATAATATAGTTGGTTTATCTAACGCAATCAATGGTGCGGGTGCTCAACATATTGAAGCAACTACTATTTCTGGAAAATTATCAATAGCATGTGTTACTGCACCAACTCAGCAAATTCAAGCACCTAGCTTTACTATTGCAGCCGGAAGTGGTACAGTATTAAATGCTATTGGAATTAGTGCTAAAACTTATTATGCACCTTCATTCCAAGTAGGTAATAGTGCTAGAATGCCATTATGGACTGCAAGTCAAAACCAACCGCACCCAACAGGTTCAGTATGGTTGAAGAGTTCTTCTGCAGGTAACGGTTTGAACATTAACTTATCTAAGTATAATGTTGTAACTGGTTCTTATTCTACAGTGAATGCACCAGTTTATCGTACACCGGACGTTGCGACAGCGTTACTTGATAGTTCAGGTGGGGCTTCAATTCCTAAAGATACAGTTTTTGCTCAATCTCCGGACGAAACTAATCCAGCTCAAGCACTTGTATTATTGAAAAGATTAGCTGCCGGACCTACAGTAATAACTGGTACAGTAGCATCGCCTACTATCACATCAAATAATACTATTAGTGTTATTGTCTCTACGCCAGGTTTTAATCCAACTAGCTGGGGGTCACAGGGTACAGTGTATACTTTCAATAATAGCGGAACTACATTAGATTCATTTATTACTGATTGGCAATCTGCACGTATTCCATACACAAGTATTAGTAAAACTACATCTGACACTATACAAATTTCTCATACATTAGGTGGTCAGATTTATATTAATACTAGAAGCCCAAGCTCTGGAGTAGAATCTAATATTTTAAATAATTTAGGTTTAATAGCTGGCACAACTACTGGTGTTAGTAAAGTTGGCTATTGGCCTTTTGTTAAGGCAGGAGCAACTGTTACTTCTGGTAGCGGAACAGGCGCCGCAATTACAATAACCACAACTCGTTATGCATATTCGTTTAATACTATAGTTAGCGGCGGAAGTGGATATTCTGTGGGTAGTGAAATAACTATTTCAGGAGATCAGTTGGCAGGAACTAGTCCAGCTAACGATTTAAAATTAACTGTAACCGCAGTTAATAATGGATCAATCACTGAAGTTGTAATCAAGTCTGGTACGCCAGTCGATTATCAAATTGCTCAACTTTCAAATTGGGTACCATTAGAATATGTTGCTAATGAAGGTGCACCAGTCATTATGCCAGCAGACGGCAAGCACTGGTTCTATAGTACACCTACTCAAGTTGACATTATGGTCAAAAAAGGTACACAATGGATTGGTTATAAAAACGCCGCATTTGATGCATCCGGTCATCCAACTGGATCAGGAAGTGGTGCTGGACAAACTAACCCAACAGGCCCTATTATATCACCTACTATGCCTAGCGCAACATCTGGTCAAGATGATGGTACACCATTAGAATACGGTGACTTGTGGATTGACTCTGGCGATTTAGAAAACTACCCAATGATTTATCGTTGGAAAGCTGTTAAGGGTGTACCACAGTGGGTACTAATTGACAAGACTGACCAACTTAGCTCAGAAGGTATTGTTTTTGCAGACGCACGTTGGGCTAGCAACGGTTCAGTAGATCCAGTGCAAGATCCAATTCCAACTATCTCTAGTTTGCTAACAAGCAATCACCTAGATTTAGATGCACCTAACCCAGCATTATTCCCACAGGGTATGTTGTTATTCAACACACGCCGTTCTGGTTATAACGTAAAGGAATTCATGAAAGATTACTTTACAGGTAAAAACTTCCCTAATGCAGGTTCATATGACCCCGCAAATCCTTCATCTAATGCTAATTTACCAATGATGTCTCATGCATGGGTAAGTGCAAGCGGATTGAAGGCAGACGGTTCAGCATACATGGGTCGTAAGGCACAACGTGCTATGGTTGTGGCAGCACTTAAAGCGGCTATTGGTACTAATCAAACAATTCGTGAAGAAGACAACTTCTTCAACTTGATTGCGGCTCCTGGATATCCAGAACTTATGGCTGACATGGTTGCATTAAACAATGATCGTCATAACACTGCATACATTGTTGGTGATACACCATTGCGTTTAGCTGACCAAGCGACTGCACTTACTAATTGGGCAACTAATGCCGCATATGCAACATCTAGTGGTGAGGATGGTATGGTAACACGTGATAGTTATTTGGGTGTATTCTATCCAAGTGGTATTACATCAGATTTATCTGGCTCACCTGCTGTTGTTCCTGCAAGTCACATGATGTTACGTGCTTTGTTACGTAATGATACTATTGCTTATCCTTGGTTAGCTCCAGCTGGTGTACGCCGTGGTAACATTGACAATGCTACTAACATTGGTTACATTGATGCAACTACTGGTGAATTCCAAGTAGTTAAGAATCGTATGAGCATCCGTGATGTTCTTTACGCTAATCAAATTAACCCACTAGCATATTTCACAGGCGTTGGTTTGTTGAATTATGGTAATAAAAACTCACAAGACACACAAAGTGCAATGGATCGAATTAACGTTGCTCGTTTAGTAGCGTATATTCGTGAGCGTCTACAAGTTGCGGCACGTCCGTTCGTATTCGAACCAAACGATGCACTAACTCGTCAACAAATTGCAGGTGTAGTACAATCATTGTTTATCGATTTAGTCGCTAAACGCGGTTTGTATGACTACTTAGTAGTATGTGACTCTACTAACAATACTCCTTCACGTATTGACAGAAATGAATTGTGGATTGATATTGCTATTGAGCCTGTTAAGGCAGCAGAATTCATCTACATCCCAGTTCGTCTATTGAACACTGGAGCATTAGGTCAAGGCTAAAATATAACTCCCCGGAAACGGGGAGTTTTTTAAGATAAATAATTATATAGGAGATACAAAATGGCAATAGCCTCACAATCATTGTTCAACATGACAGTCGGAGCAGACAACACACCTAGTTCGCAAGGTCTGTTGATGCCGAAACTACAATATCGTTTCAGAGCATTATTCATTAACTTTGGTGTTGGCGGTTCTACACAAGAACTAACCAAACAAGTTATGGATATTCAACGTCCAAGTCTTTCTTTTGAAGAAGTAGCACTAGATGTTTATAACAGTAAAATTTATCTAGCTGGTAAGCACTCTTGGGCAGAGACACAAATTAACTTGCGTGATGACGCAGGCGGTAACGTTACCAAATTAGTTGGCCAACAACTACAGAAGCAGTTCGACTTTGTTGAACAAGCATCTGCCGCAACGGGCGGTGATTATAAATTTCAAATTAACTATGAAGTACTAGATGGCGGCAATGGTACAATGGTTCCTAATGTTTTAGAGACATGGGAATTGTATGGATGTTTCATTAAGTCAGCTAACTATAACAACATGGATTATAAGAGTAACGAACCTGTTAGTATTCAGTTATCTATTCGCTTTGATAATGCAGTTCAATCTCCGTTGGCTAGTGGTGTTGGTACTTCAGTTGGACGTGCTTTAGGATCTACTTCAGTTACCGGTATCGGTTAATAAAAATGGCTGATATTATCAAGTCAATATTGACTGATACTGCTAAAGGATTCTTTGGAAATGATTACTTGCGTGACTACACTCACGCAAGTAAAACCTTTAGGCCTAATAATTATGCTTATGCACCTAAGTTTAAGCACTTATTTCATGTATACTTTGACATCAATACTGACCTGATACCCGCAACAAAAACTTGGCCTGTGTTAGCAGAAGATAGGAACTTTGGACTTGCAGTTAAAAACGTGCAACTTCCTAAATATAGTTTTGACCTACATACATTAAATCAATACAACCGTAAACGTATTGTACAAACTAAAATCAAATACGATCCTATATCAATTGCCTTCCATGATGATAACAAAGATTTGATAAGAAAACTATGGCATGCGTATTATACATATTATTATAAAGATGCCGCTACTCCTGATATGAATCCAGGAATTACAAGTGGTAGAGATATATATGATCCAGTATCTTCAACTGGACATGATTGGGGATATATTGGTGAAGGCACATTACCAGCTAATGGTAATGTAGTTGGTGCAACTAAACCATCGTTCTTTAAAACAATTAATGTATATGGTTTTAATCAACACAATTTTTCTTTGTATACTTATGTAAACCCCATTATTGAAAGTTTTAGCCACGATACTTATAATTATTCTGAATCAGGTACTATGGAAAACACCATGACTATCCAGTATGAAACTGTAAAATATTATTCTGGTGCTATCAATGGTCGTAGTCCGGGTGAAATTGTTAAGCAGTTTGGTGATTCAGCACATTACGATAGAACATTGAGTCCTATTGCAATTCCAGGAACAAACGCTTCTATATTAGGTCCTAATGGTTTACTAGATACTGCATCAGGAATAATTAATGACTTGACTCCTGATGAAAATGGAAACATCAATGTACTTGGTGCAATTAAAGCAGGTGGTAACTTATTGAATACTTTCAAGAATCCAAAGAGTATTTTAACTGCTGCCAAATCAGATGCACTTGGCTTAGCACTAGATACTATTAAGGGAACACCTAATAGAAATACGTTATTCAATTTCCCGGCAGCATCATCAACCGTCATTACACAAACTAATGATGCGTTAGGAACAATGTTCAAGGGTGTTGCTAAAAAGCCTCAAGTGCCTCCTGGCACTTAATAAATACACTAGAGGTATTTATATGGCACAAATAATCGACGGTCCACAATCCCAACTAGATAATTCTGTTAGAGTTTTTGACAGCTTTTATAACTATGAAGCCGCAATTAGTGCGGACATATATGAGATAGTTAATTCATATTTTAAATCAGTTTGCGCTACTACTAGTATTGCAAATAACTTTACAACAATGCTGTTTAGAATTGTTAGTATTACTGGTCAAGATGCTATGACATTGTTAGCTAATATTCAAGGCAATACCAAACTTGAAACTACTGCCCTCATGGCATACTATCTAAACAGTTTAAAAAGCAAAACAACTTTATATGGAGTTAGTGTAGTACCTGCTCCCAACGAGACTGTGCAACGAAATATAGTTACATAATGTCTAAGTTTGCACAAGGTATATATGAAGTAAGAAACCCTGAAAAGTATATGGGGAATCATAAACCTCGTTATCGTAGTGGTTGGGAATTTACATTCATGAATTTTTGTGACAACAACAAAAGCGTACTAAAATGGGCTAGTGAATCAATTGCAATTCCCTATATGAACCCTATTACAGGAAAACGAGCAAATTATATTCCTGATTTTTTCATTGTATACGAAAATAAATTTGGCAAGCAAGTTGCTGAAATGGTTGAGATTAAACCAAAAAAACAAAGTTTGATTGAGAGTCGTGTTGCTAGTGCTAGGGATCGTGCAGTAGTAGCAGTGAATCATGCTAAATGGGCGGCAGCAAGAGCCTACTGTATACAGAATCGTTTTACATTCAGGGTCATTACTGAAGATGACCTTTTTCATCAGGGTAGACGTAAGTAATAAATACTACTATAATAGGATTATAGTATGACTAAAAAATTGTCTGAGTTATTTGAACTCCCCGCTGACGATACAGATGTAAATGAACATGCGCTTGAAAATGCAGAAGTCAATATTGTTACTCAAGAAGCATATGATACTTTAACAAAAATTGAAAACGCACTTCCACAAGTTCGTGGGCTAGAAGCAAGTGATACTGAGATGGACACCTTGGCTCAGTTGGCTACTGATAGCTATAAAGATTTGATGGATCTAGGTATGCAAGTTGATAGTCGTTTTGCTAGTGAAATATTCAATAGTGCAAGCAGTATGCTAGGTCATGCTATTACAGCTAAGACAGCCAAAATCAATAAAAAATTAAAGATGCTAGATTTACAGCTTAAAAAAGCTGGCTTGGATCAAAAGATTGCAGGTAAGACAGAAGAAATTGAAAATACTCCACTAGGTGAAGGAAGTTTAGTAGATCGTAACGAACTATTAAAAACTATTCTAGCAGGAAAAAAGAATTCAGATGGATGATCTATTAGATATCACCGGTACTGGAACTTCTGTTTATGGAAATTATGAGTTATTATTTAACTATCGAATAGAAGAAAACACAGAGTTTAATAATAGTATCTGGTTTTTTGGGTGTAGTCATGTATATGGATATGGTCTTCCTGAAAATCAAACAGCTCCTAAGATTTTAGAAGAATTATTAGGACAAAAAGTCATTAATTTGGGTGTGCCTAAGTCCGGTGTCGATTTTACACTAGAAAATTTATCTAGATTATTAAAAACATACAAGCCTAAAGCAGTTGTCATAGCTTATTCAGCATTGGGTAGAAAGATGTTTATTACTGAGCAAGGACTGATTTTGTTCACACCTATGCATTTGGGAAAAACTGTTCCACCTAATTACGATCAGGATAGAATAAAATTTAAGCACGAATTTCAAAAGTACTTATTTTTAACCAAAGCTGACAAGATTATACCAAAAAATATATCAAATATAAATAGCATAAGAGCTATGTTAGGTGAAAATTCTATCCCGATAGTTGAATTCACATACGTAAGTCAACCTGAACTACCTAAAATTCATTCTTTTAATGGTAGTCACGGTTGGTTAGACTTAGCACAGGACAATCTACATCCTGGATTTAAGACACAAACAGCGGTTGCAGAATGGGTGCGAGACCAAATGAATTCAAAAAAATCGTGATATTGATAAATATATTATAGGAATAATACAATGAAAAGCCTTCGACATTACTTAACTGAAAGTGTACATACATATCGCTATACGATTAAAATCGTAGGTGAACTTGACAAAAACTTTCTAGACATGTTC